GTCTCGTGCTAAAGTTAAACAACTTGATCGGATCGACGAAGAAAAGTCTGTTCATTATGAAGATGATGAAGAAGACGAAATGGAAGAGAAGGCTAAGCCTATCTCTGCCGCTGTAAAAGATGGTCTAAAGCGTAAAGCTGATGAGCATAATGATAAGTATGGAGACAATCCAGCTAAGCGAGTAACATATGGGATGCTGTCTAAAGTGTTCCGCCGAGGAGTTGGAGCATATCACACTAACCCTCAATCTGTGCGCCCTAACGTCAGTTCACCTGAACAATGGGCATATGCTAGAGTAAATTCGTTTCTATACGCTGTACGTAACGGTAAATACCGTTCAGGCAAACATGATACGGATTTACTTCCAAAGGGGCATCCTATGAGAGGTCCAAAGGAGGAAGAAAAGATGTATGAAGAACTTATGGGTATTCTTTCTACGGAAGTAGAGAAAATCGAAGAAACTTCTGACTTTGTAAAGATTAAGGGAATGGCATCTACAACAGACGTTGATCGTTCTGGTGATATTATGCAACTTTCTTGCTGGTCTCACGATGGTCTGAAGTCTTATCAAAACAACCCCATTATTCTATTTAATCACAATTACGATAAGCCTATTGGTACGGCCACCAGCATCATGCCAGTGGACAACGGGCTAGAAATCGAAGCTAAGATTAGTAAGGCTGATCCGTACATTGCTAAGCTAATCGACGACGGAATACTCTCTACCTTCTCTGTAGGGTTTAGAGTAAAAAGAGCAGACGTTAACAAGGAAACTGGTGGTCTGTATATCAAAGAAGCAGAACTATATGAAATTTCTGTAGTCTCTGTGCCTGCTAATCAAGCGGCTAAGTTTGAAGTCGTTAAGTGTTTTAGTCCTGTAGAATTTGAGTCCTACAAAAAAGGGCTAACTATGCCTACTATTGGCAATAAGGTGGCAAACACCGCGAAAGGAAAGTTTGAAATGGATGAAAAAGAAATGAAAGATCTTATCGCTAAGCAAACTTCAGCAGCCGTAAAAATGGCCCTAGCTGAAAAAGAAGCTGCCGATAAGAAAGCTGCTGCTGAAGCGGCTCAAAAGCAAGCCGCTGAAGAAGCAGTACGTAACGCTGCTGTTGAAGCAGGCATGTCTGGTGCAGAGCGTCTTCTTGACGAAGTTAAGAAGTCTTTTGACGAAGGCCGTGCAGACACCATGAAAGAAATTGAAGAGCTTAAGAAAGCCCTTCACGATCGTTCTGAAGAGGTTGCTGCTCTTCAGAAGTCTAAGCGTCAGTTCCTTGCTCAAGGTTCTAAGAACTGGAAAGAGGCTCATGAGTCCGATATCCGTGACGCTTATGTCCTAGGTGCTATTACCCAAAAAGGTTTTAACACTCAGTTTGGTAACGAAGTTATCGAAAAAGTTAACGACGATTCTGGTGTTGAAATGCCGGCTGCTGCTAGCACGACTGTTTTTGAATCTATCGCCTCTACCGCTATTGAGCGCGACATTCAAAACCAGCTAGTACTTGCTCCTCTCTTCCGTGAGATTGCAATGTCTTCTGCTTCCATGATCATGCCGATCATGCCAGACGCAGGCTATGCAGAGTTCACCACCAACGCAGGTGCAACTCAAACTGCTGGCAAAGGTAATATCGAAGCCCGTGGCGACGCTATTACTGCTAACAGTGGTATTGACCTAACTCAGAAAGTACTTACCACACACAAGCTACTTTCTGTTACCTTCCTAGCCAACGACACTGAAGAGGATGCAATTCTTCCCCTTCTACCGCTTCTAAACGAATCTCTAGTTCGTTCTCATGCCCGTGCTGTTGAGCACGCCATGATTGTTGGCGGAAGTGACGATGCAACCAACACTGGTGGATTCAATGGCCTAATTAAGCGCGCTGTTGATATCGAGGCTCAGGCCGTTACTGGTGTTAGCGGAACCGAGCGGAGCACGACTGCTTTTGCAACCGACGCTCTTACCACGGACAACCTACTCCAGCTTCGTAAGAACCTCGGCAAGTATGGTGTACGTCCTCAGGAAGTTGTATACCTCGTTAGCCAGCGTGCTTACTTCGAGCTTCTCGAAGACGCAGAGTTTGCTGATGCTAACCTAGTTACGCCAACCATTGCTACCAAGCTAGTTGGTGAAATTGGTTCCGTATACGGCTCTCGCGTTATGCTCGTAGACGAGTTTGCAGTTCCTGCTGTTGACAAGTTCTACGCTGCTGCAATTCACCCACGGAGCTTTGTTGTTCCGCGTCTACGTGGTGCTACGCTGGAATCCCAGTATGTACCTCGTCTGCAGCATCGCGAGCTTATCGCAACTCAGCGTCTTGGCTTTGACCAGATTATTCCTGTTAGCGCCGCTAACCCAAATACTCCGATCTCTGCACGTCAGTACGCTGCTGCTTAATTTACTTGGTGGGTGCCCTTCGGGGCACCCCCTACCCCTTAAAGGATAGACATGGCTGATTTAGTTACAATTAACGCATATAAAGCATTTCGTGGTATCACCGGAACCACCGATGACACTAGACTTAATGTTATTGTTCCGTCTGTGTCTAACCTAGTCAAAAACTATTGTAGCCGTAGTTTTATTGACTATTATGCTTCTGACAAGGTGCAAACCTTTAGCATTAAATGGCCACAAAATGTAGTGTTTCTTAGCGAGATTCCTCTTGTCTCTATTACTAGTGTCAAAGAGTTTGAGTCCGAAACAGAAGGAGCAGACTACATTACACTTACATCAGATCAATATCGGTATGATTCAAATTTAGATGCAGTTTATCGTATCGACTCAGGTTATCGTAAAGATTTCCCACAAGGCATTAATAGTGTAGAAGTAACATATAAAGGCGGCTACAGCTCTCTCCCAGAAGATTTGAAGCTGGCCGTCATTGACCTTATTACTTACTACCTAAAAGAAGAACATAAACCAGAAAAGAATCATTCTAGCTTTACTATTCGCAATGTAAATGCAGAGCCTGATTTTCCAGACCACATCAAGCGTGTGCTAGACCTTTATAGAGATGGCTAAAAAAGATCCCTTTAAATTAGCGTTTGGTTCAAAAATGCTTGGACCTCAGCTCGATAAGTTTAACCAAGGGCTTATTGACGCACCTGATTTAAGTGATTTGCTTAGAGGAGGTGTACTACCTCTACAAAGCGCAAGACTAGCAATGTTCAAAGGATCAGAACCTGTTGATGAAATCACATATGTGAACCTTATTATGGAAGCATACGAAAACGGCAAAATACCTGTTGAAGAAGGTATTTATATGCAAGAAATAAACAAATTAAAAATGCAAGATAAGGTTAAATATGAGAAGTGGCTTAAGTCTGGCTATAAACCAACTTCTTTTAAAGGCGGTGCAAACTCTTTACTTAACAAAGAAATTCAGGCTAGAGGTGGATTAGAGCTATCTGGATATGATAGAAAATATTCATTTCATGAAAGCAGAGGTACTTTAATATTTGAAGCAACTCCTGTTACTATTACTCCCTCAAATCAACGTCAAATATTTGAAAACTCTGTTCGAGGAAAAGCAAGAAATGGGCCTCTAAATATTGTTGGTGGTAAAGGTACTACTTTTGCAGTACATATTGTAGATGGTCAGGGTCGAGCAACTATACTAGAAAGTAATGTTAGAGAGCAAGATAATGAGCTTGTCTTTACGCAAGGTAAAAGCCAAGACTATGCTTCTTTTCCAATTACTCCTTATCCCCAGCCTACAGGCAAAGAGGTCCTTGGTATTGCTGCAGAAGGAGATGTTGGACACGTAAAAGCCGAAAGTACACAGGAAATAAAAGCTTCTGCAGATAGACTACAAAAAGCTATAGACATAGAAAAGAAAAGCGACGCTCCTAGAGAAAGAGTTTTATCTTATTTACAAAAGCTTCATCAAGACGTTATGGAAGTCTATAAGGCTGCAACAATAAATGACAAGATTTTTTTCAAGACTCCAATTCCTACAGATTCTGCTGAGTTAAAAACAGCTTTTGCTATAGTACAAGAACAAGCAAGAATCTTAGGCCATAATCAAGTTTTAGTTATTGAAGAAAGTTCTGGGGGAAAGTTTACAACTAAAGTAATAGAAGTTCCTTTTGGCTATAGTGCTGATTTTGCAGTTTCTGAGTTTAGAAGGCCAAACCAAAACTGGAAGGGACCTAGAAGTGCTGCACTTAAGTCTTCTGTACTTAAACTATTAAAAGGCATAGCCGAGGCAAGAGTTGCAGGAAATTTGACGGATACTCGGTCTTCTAGTATCTTAACAAGGGGATTACTACTTTCTTTAGACAGAACTTTTAATACGAAAGACTTTTCTAGTAAAATTAAAAAGAGTAGCGGTAAGAAGAAAAAAGTAGTCGCCGTAAAAAATAAAAGTAGAAGAAGAAAGAATACTACACGGCTAAATCAGACCGAAAAGAAATTGTCGTCTAGGGTAGCGTCTGAGCGAAAAAAGATAAGACAAGGCGTAAAATCTACTCCTATTGTTTATACAAAAATGAGTGATCGTAGAAGTCGTCAAGGAGCAAAAGTAAATCTAGTAGATGCAATCAATATGGACTTATATGATGCTGTAGTAGATCAAATGGTACAGCCTTCTTTGGTCAATAGAACAGGAAGATTTGCACGCAGTGTCAAAGTTACTCTTGCAGAACAAAACGCTATCTTTTATGTTTACCAAAGGGCACCATACTCTGTTTTTTCTGTTCAAGAAGGTAGAAGTCCTTGGGCAACTAGATATAGAGATCCTCATAGAATAATTTCAAGTGCTATTCAAGATGTAGTACTTAGTAAGTACGCGGGTTACTTTAAACAACCCCTAAGAATTGTAGGTGCATAATGACACAAAGAACTTATTCTACTCGCAGATATGCCATCGTTAATGCTTTGGTTAATAAACTAAAAGAAATAGATGGCTCTGGAAGCTATGTGTCAAACATAAATCGCCAGGTTTTTTCTAAGCTACGTTTCTTTGAAGAAGTTAGAGACTTTCCAACAATATGTGTTGTTGCAAGCAACGAGATAAGAGACTATCAAACCGGTGGATATAGAGATAGATATCTAGACGTAAGAATTATGATTTATGTAAATCAAGACGATCCTCTGGAAGCCTGTGAGGCAATACTAGAAGACGTAGAAACTGTAATCGAAACTAACGGTAGGCTTGCGTATGAAGACAGAACAGGAACATCGCAAACTACCCATGATATAACGGTCCTTTCAATCAGTACGGATGAAGGAACGTTAGACCCCATCTCTATCGGAGAGATGACCGTAAGGGTCCATTACTAGGAAACTAGTTATAAGGAGACACAATGTCTATTCTTTTAAAACGCGATACAAAAGTGTACCTTGAGAAAACGACGAGTGGAATCCCGACAACCATCTGGGAAATCCCAGTTCTCGACGGATTTACATTCACTCAGGGTAACACAACAACCGAAGTAACAATGAACGAGATGGAGTCCAGTGCAGGAGTAAGCAGACGCGGACGGCGTATGTTTAACGATGCTCTTGATCCGGCAGAATGGTCTTTTAGCACTTATATTCGTCCATTTGTTTCCGGAGGTGCAGGTGCATATACAAGTACACATATGCACGCTGTAGAAGAAGCCCTGTGGGCCAACTTTGTTGGTACTGGCGCACTTGGCGGAACAACCGCTGCTTGGGATGGAACTCACGCAAATCTTACTGCTGATGCCACAGACCTAAATATTAGCTTCGCTGGTTCTGATAAAACTGAACTTGGCACGTTTAACCTATATTTTGTTATGGGGGCTAATCTAGCTGCTTCTGCTAACTACACAGCAAGTACAACACTAGAAATTTATAAGCTAACAGATTGTACTGTAAACGAAGCAACAATTAACTTTGACGTTGAAGGTATTGCTCAGATTGATTGGTCTGGCAACGGTGAAACCCTAACAACTGTAGCTTCTTATGATGCAACAGGTGCAGAAACTGAAGGTGTTACGGCAACTAACAACTATATCCGTAATAAGCTAACTCAGATGACCTGTACTCGTGGGACATTTACAGGTAGCTCTGGTTTTGAATCCAGCTATTCTTTCACGCTTACTGGCGGATCAATTACTTTCAGCAATAACATTCAGTACCTAACACCTGAAACCCTTGGCCAAGTTAATACACCTATTGGCCATATTACGGGTAACAAGGCAATTAGCGGTAACTTTACTTGCTATATTTCGCCCGATACTGCCGGTCAGTCTGGTGACTTCCTAAGTGACATGCTTGCTAATACAGACGTGATCACAAACGAATTTGATCTAGCATTTGACATTGGTGGCACAAGCGCACCAACCTTGCAGATCAACCTTGATCACTGCCATCTAGAAATTCCTTCTGTTGCAACAGATGACATTATTGGTCTGGACGTAAACTTCCATGCTCTACCAGATACCATTACGGACAAGGATGAAGCAGACCTAGTTTATAAAGGTGTAGCAATAGCATAATCTAGAAAAATTTAACTTGACAACCAAATCATGTTAAGATAAACTTATAGCATCTGGGTAATCTCAGATGCTATTTTTTTGTACAAGGAGATAATAATGAGTAAACTATCGTCAATGTTGACAAACAAGCTCGAAGCCTGGATTGAAATGGAAGGCTTTGATGGATTTGAGGTAAAAGTTGCGTACCTCTCTCGTGATGAACTAAATAAAATTCGTAACACTGTAACACGGGTAAGCTGGTCCCCTAAAACTAGGCAAAAAGAAGAAACGGTTGATAGCGACCTGTTTATTAGCGAGTTTGTAAAAGCCTGCGTAGTAGACTGGAAAGGCTTTACACTAGGCCACGCATCCCGTCTTCTTCCTCTTGAGATTCCTGAAGGTGCTGACCTTAACACAGAAGTAGAGTTTACCCCAGAAGAAGCGGTAGCTCTTGCTTCAAACTCTAATGTATTTGACGCTTGGTTAAATGATGTGATTTTTGACCTTGCCAACTTTCAAAGAAAGTGAGACACAGGATCTTTTTAAAACACTAGATAAATTTTTAAAGGATCAGGATGGTCCTATCAATAAAGAAAAATATCTAAAAATTCAAGAACAGCTGGGTAAAGAGCCTGACCCAAAACATATGCCTTTAGGGTTTGATGATTTAACAGAAGATGCTCAATTAGCTTTTAATATTTATAATAAACTAGGAAACCGTGTTTACGGGGATGTTGGTTTCACAGGGAAAGATTATACTAATCTCCCAATTCTCATCCAAATATATCATATCCGCGATGTAGACTTATTACTCGATCTATTAAACACAATGGATGCGTATAATATAAACAAGAGTCAGAAGCAGATTAAAAAGATGTATGATGACATGAAGAAAAAGAAATGAAGATTCGTTTAACAGCAATACTTGGGCTTAAGTCTCAGGGTGCAGATAAAGCTGAAAAAGAAACACGGAAACTGAAGGATAATATTCGTCAGGCAGAGCAATCTGCTGCACGAATGAATAAAAACCTTTCTAGCACCCGCACAGGTCAAAGTGCTATGGAAGCTGCGGGTTTTAATAGAGGTCAGTATAGAACAGATCGTAGTGTCGTTGGGGGTAGAGGGGCAACTGGTAAAAACTTTAGTGGCATGGCCGCAGGACTAGGAGGCGGCAGCGGTAGCCTTGTAGGTGCTTATGCACAGCTTGCTGCCAACGTGTTTGCTATTAGCTCTGCTTTTCAAGCGCTTTCTCAAGCTGCTAGATTTGAGCAACTAACTGCAGGACTAGAGCTTATGGGTGCTCGTGGTGGTGTTGCCCTAAAGGCTACCGCAGAAGGGCTAAGAGAAGTTACTGATAACGCTATCTCAACAGCTGATTCTTTTAGAGTTGTAGCACAAGCTTCCTCAGCAGGTCTAGGGTCTCAAGAAATCGAAAGACTTGGAGCAGTTGCTAGAGGAGCTTCTCTTGCTTTGGGTAGAGACATGTCTGAGTCTATGGACCGCCTTGTTAGGGGTGCAGTTAAACTAGAACCAGAACTACTCGATGAACTTGGTATTATGGTACGCCTCGATGAAGCAGTTAGAGAATATGCTCAGCAAAACAATAAAGTTGCATCGTCTTTGACAAACACAGAGAGAAGGCAAGCCTTTCTAAATGCTGTACTAGAAGAGGGTGAAAGAAAATTTGGAGATATTCAAGAAAATATTGCAGCTAATCCCTATGACAAGCTATCCGCTTCTGTAAGAGACCTTGCAACAGGTCTTGGTAATCTTCTAAATAAAGCATTAATTCCTGCAGTAAAAATCTTTGCAGATAATCCTTTTGCACTTATGGTACCAGGAATATTTTTACTTACTAAAGCCTTACAAGGGTTGGGAGTTGGTGCAGGTCTTGCTGCTACTAGCTTTAACGGCGTATCTGATGGACTTAGAAAGCAAATAAGAGCTATTCAAAATACAGATAAAGAAGCAAAAGCTTTAAGAATTGGATTCAGAGAAGATGTTCTTGATTATACAAGGGGCAATCTTAAAAAATCGCAAAGTCTAAAACAATTTATGGCTTTACAAAGACAAAGTCGTCGAGAACTTTTAGCAAGTTCAGATGCTACTGGCTTATTAACAAGGTCTACAATTAGACTCCAATCTGCGTATCTTAGTGCTAGTGTAGCTGTAAAAACTTTTGCAAAAAGTCTTGTAGGACTTACTAAAGCTGTAGGACGATTATTAATACCTATGCTTGCAATGACTGCTTTATTTGCTGCCATAGAGTTTATAGGCAAGGCCGTTGGCAAGCTTATAGATAAGATGCGAGGGTTAACACCAGAAATTAAAAATGCGAGACAAGGTTTTGAACAGCTTACAGAATCTGCTAAGAAAACGTTTGAAGAAACCCAAAAAATGGGAGCAGCAGAAGCTTTTGATGCTCGTGTAAATGCTCTGAAAGGTATGGTAGAACAAAATCAAAAGCTGATACAAGCATATAAGGGGCAGTCCGAGGTAGAAAAAACAATAACAGGCTTTAGAGAAATGCAAGTAAAGCTAGATGTAACAAGAAATAGAGGCCGGCAAAAAATAACACAACAAGAAGAGATGGGGCTAGATGCTGCTTTAAAGCTAAGAGGTGTGTCTGAAGATGTAAGAGACGGTATTGCTGCCCAGCTAGCCTTGGTATCACAAATTAATCCAGAACTTGCGGCAAGAGCTGCCCAAACAATAGTTGTTCAAGAAGGCGAAGCAGCAATATTAGAAGCTCTAAATCAACAGCTTGGACCCGTAACAGAGATTGCAGGACGCTTTGCCGAGATCGCACTTCAAACAGTAGAACTCAGAAAAAATCTAAAAGAGATTGTTCCTAAACCTTTTGAAGATGCTACTACTAAAGCACTAGATAATTTTACAGCTATCTCTATCGAAGCAAGAAACTTTAATGGTGAAGGACTTAGAGCTACAGGTCAGCGAGTACAAGAAATAGGTTTGGATACTCTTAAGCAGGTTCAAGCAGTAACAAGTATATATGCAAAGCAAGGACAAATACTAGAAGGAACTATTGAACAGTTAAAAAGAGTTGAAGCCTTAGAAGTAGCTATTAAAAAGGCTAAGTCCGAAGGTAACTTGATTGATCTTATAAGTCTTGAAATTCAAAAGTTTAGAGCAAATATTCTTTTAGGTAGAATCTTTCAAAAAGAGTCTGAATCAGCAGAAGTAGCCACAAGAAATGCAAGGTTAGCTGTTCAGAGAGCAGAAGCAGAAAAAGCGCTAGCTACACAAAAGCTAAAAAATTTACAGCTTTCAAGAAAAATACTTTCTTTAGAACAAAAAACACAAGCAGTACGAGATAAATCCGCTTTGACAGCCATTGGAGGCAGCGGTAAAGAAGGCAGCATTGTTTTAGGTATAATAGCCCAAACAAACGCACTACAAGATAATTTAGCAACCGTAGATGCCAGAAAAGACGCTATTACGGCAGAGATCAATGCCGAAAGAAAAAGACTCCAGTCCCAGGCTGCAGTTTTAAGAGGTATCGAGGAAAGATCAGAAACGGAGCAGGCTCAGCTAACTGCAATTACACGAACTATTAACTTACTAGATGAGCAGGAAGAAAATAGAAAAGCAGTTATTGATGGAGAAGTTGATCTGGCTCGCGAACAGTTAGAAAGTCAAAAGCAACTTTTACAAAATCTTGCTACAGGCAATGCTGCGCGCAGAGAAGAAGCAAAGCAACTACAGCAAGTTCTTACTTTGGAAAAACAAATTGCGAGTCAGCGGAGAGCATTAGCTTCAACACAACTTGCTGGGCGTCGTCAAGCAGCAGAGATTGCCGCAGGGCCTAGAGGACTAACTCAAGCACAACAAAATGCCTTTAGGGTCGAAGAAAACCAACTTCGCGTAAGTGCTTTAAATGATGAATTACGTCTCTTAGAGAGAGAACATGATCTTAAGATACAAAATCTAACTTTAGAAAAGGATATTAGAAACATGGAGTTAGAATTCCTAAAGAAGAGAATTCAGGCATCCACTAATATTAGTGAAGCAGATAAAGCTTCTATGGTTGGAAATATTCAAACGATACAAGATAGATCACAAGCAGCATTTGAAAGTAATGTAAAGCTTATGGGCGTCAGTGTAAATCTTCAAAAACAAAATATTGAAGCTCAACGTGATAATATCAATGATCTTATAGACTCTATACCTAAAACTTTGGGGGAAAGATTTCAAGAAGCAAGAGAAGCAGCTATGCCACAAGCACAAATTGCAGGGCTATCGGGAGCTGCTCTTAGCTTCGCTCAAGACGAACTAAGAGGCGCTACATCAGATGATGAAAGAGATAAAATTTTAGATATGGCATATGCCTTAGAAGAATCTATTATTGCTGCTGAAGGCTTTAACAATGTTATGAATACTGTGCAATCTTCTATGGAAGAAGCCTTTATGTCACTAATTGATGGGTCTAAGAGTGCAAAACAAGCATTTGCTGATATGGCTAAAGCAATACTAGCAGAAATTGCAAAAATTATTGTTAAGCTACTTGTTGTACGAGCATTACAAGCTATTGGACTGCCTATACCCGCTTTTGCCAATGGTGGAATTATTCCAATGGCAAACGGGGGCATCATGCCTTATGCTAGTGGTGGAGTAACAGGTAGAGATAGCGGAGGCATAGTAAAACAGCCAACCTATCTAGTAGGAGAAGGTCGTTATAATGAGGCCGTGGTCCCGCTACCAAACGGTAGAGCAATTCCAGTGCAAATGTCTGGTGGAGGCTCTCAGCAAAATAACGTAGCGGTTACTGTAAACATGACCGACAGCGGTACAAGTACCCAAACAGAAGGACGTGATCCAGCTAAACTTGGACAGGTCATTGCAGCCGCAGTACAAAAAGAGCTTATGGCACAAAAGTCACCTGGTGGTCTGCTAAGTAAATATGGATAATAATGTCTGCTAGTTTCACTATTGATGGTACAGTTTATCCGGCACAGTCTGGTACAGTAGTTCTTTTTGATAAAGGACTTTCTGTCCAAAATGCGCCGGCTAAACGTGTAACTAAGTTTGGAGATGGCTATTCTATGCACTTGCCTATTGGACCAAGTGTACGGTCTTATAGTGTATCTTTTAGCAATAGACCTACTAGTGAAATTGAAATTATAGAAACATATTTTACGCTTCTAAAAGGTGAAGGATTTGATATCTCTGTAAGAGGAGAAACAGTTCATGTGGTTGCATTAGGATTTAATAAGAACTATCAGAATGGTCAAGTGTATGGCTTAACGGCTAACTTAAAGGAGTACTTTAATTGAGCATTAGTTTTGATATTCCAGCAGGCACTTATAATGGTAGGGCTGTATCTGCAACTACTGTAAAAGTAGATAGAGGTTTTTCTGAGGAGAATGCTATAAAAGTTTTTGAGCATAAAGCCGCAGATTATCCTTTACAGTTTATAAAAGTAGATGGTATAAATGAGCGCAGCACTAAAATGGCCTTTACTATAAAGAATCAAACAAATAGTGCATACTTAGATGTGCTAAAATACTTTGAAAGTCTAAAAGGTTGTAAAGCTATAACACTTACTTATCCTGATGCAAGTACAAAAAAGATAATTGTTACCGGATGGAACTCTACTCTAAACGAGTCAGATTACTCTAGTTTACAAGTTAATGCGGAGTTGGTATACCTATGATATTAGATATAAATAAACAACGAGTTGAAGATGACTATATCGAGTTATTTATACTAGAGACAGACTCTGGTAATAGCTACTTTACTAATTATCATACATCTCTTTGGTTTGCAGATAGAGACTCTCCTTATACTCGTAGAGAATATGATCCACTACCAATAGAATTTAGCGGGTTTGAGCATCGCTCCGAGGGAGCCTATGCTCGTCCACAAGTGTCTTTTGCAAATGTACTTAGAACCCTTCCACAAATTACAAATCCAGATAATCTAATTGGTAAAAAGATTACTCGTAGAAAGTCTCTGGATAAATACCTACCAACACAATCTGCTGGTACAGGTCCTGCTCCTACTGAGCTGCCTCAACAGGTTTTTTATATTGATCGTATTACGGAAGAAAACCCACTAACAATTACCTTTGAACTTACTACTGCCTTTGACCTTGAGGGCATAACTGTTCCAAATAGATTTATTTTAGCCAATGTTTGTACGTGGCTTTACCAGGGCAATGCAGAAGACTTACCCGGTGCTACTACTCCTTTAGGTGCTTGCTCTTGGAGACAAGATAATACCTTTAATGGTGATAGTAGTTTTATTATAGCATATGATAGTGCAAACCGCGTACTTTTAAATAATAGCTACGCTGCTTCTGCTACAACCATGCCTACTAGCGGAAGTCTTAGTGCAAATCATTTGTACTCAAAAGCTATTACACTAAACTATGCTGACGGAAGCGGCACTAATGCCACTAACGAGTATTTTCAGGCTCTTGGCGCATTTGATGCTAGTCCTTTTGATTCTGCAAATTTTAGAAGAGTAAGAATGTACACTACTTGGAGTGGCGCTACTAGCTATAAAATCTACAAAGAAGGTAGGGTTTACAATCCTTGTGTTTTATATAGTAATAAAATTTGGGTTGCAGTTGCAGATAACACAAATGTTACTCCTGGCTCAGATGATAATGTTTGGGAGCGTATTGACATTTGTGGTAAAAAGCTAAGTAGCTGTGCTGCACGATATAGAGTTGTAAAATATACGGGACAAACAAGTGTTGTTATCCCATCCGCAACAGAAGAAAATAATGAAGAGGTATTACCCTATGGAGGATTCCCAGCCGCTAAAAGATATAATAGATAAAAGTCAAGAGTGGCTAAAATCTATAACATACGACAAAGAGCCCTGTGCTGTAGCACACTTGAAGAAAGGGCGGGTATATATTGTACCGCTAGAAAATACATCAACTGATCCAGAAAACTATTTTTTACTGGACAAAGATTATGTTAAACTAACCCTTACCGGAGAAATATTATATGTTATTCACGCTCATCCTGACAACTGTTGCCCTAGCGAGTACGATATTGCAGCTTGTAACAGCATCAATATACCCTATATCGTCTTCAACTATCAAACCCTAGAATACACGGTAATTGCTCCTATAGACTATAATAATTTATCTGGCATACCATATGAGTTTGGGGTAAATGATTGTTTTGAGACAGCACGAAATTGGTACTTAGTACATGGTGTGCCTATTCCACCAAGAAAAGAATGGATAGATGATTGGTGGCTAGAAGGTCATGATTATATAAAATATGTAGAACAAGAATGGCCTTTTAAAGAAACTAAGTCTCTAGAATATGGTAACTTAATTACATTTGCTGTAGATCATGAAAAAGAAAATCATCTTGGAGTGTACTTAGGAAAAGATTGCTTTTTCCACCATGCCGTAGATCGGCTATCTTGCAAAGAAAACCTTTATCCATTTTGGGGTAAATTTATAAAGAAAGTTTATAAGTATGAAGGAAGTAGTATTAAACGGCTTTTTGGGTGAAAAGTACGGCAGAGACTGGAAGATAAAAGCCAAAAATATTGGTGATGTTTTTGCATGTATTGAAGCCAATAAACCATCTTTTAGACGGGATATGATTGAATTTGCTGAATCTGGTGGTGATATATCTATACAGTGTGGCGATACTTTTATAGAAGATGAAGAGGAGCTACTTTATTCTATTGGGCCTGATGACATTATTATTACTCCTCTACCTGCTGGTGCTAAGGGTGGTGCATCTAAGCTACTTATGGCAGCATTAATTGTTGGTAGCTTTTTTCTTCCCGGCTCTGCTGCTCTTCTAACAACCGCTACTGGTATAGGAGGTGGTGCTGCTGTAGGGAGTGCTGCTTCTGTTATGGCTGTAGGAGGTATTGGCGCTCTAAATATAGGCGGACTTTTGTTAGCAGGTGTAGCTACAGGTCTAGCTATGCAGGGATTAGGAGCAATGCTAGCACCCGATCCTTCTGTAGATGGTGTAGAAGCAAACGATGAATATCTTTTTGATACGCCACAAAATACTATTGCACAAAACAATATTGTTCCAGTACTGTTTGGAGAGATGATTGTTGGTGGTGTTATAATTTCAACAGCTACAGTTGCTGGGTACAATCGACCCATAACAGGAGGCTATGCTTATGGTACTACTGTAGGTGGTGGAATAGGTACAATGTATGGAGTGACGGAGGAAGTTCGATGAAAATTAATGGTAGTAATAATAACACAGGTATTGTATACGATCTTATTAGTGAGGGTCCTATTACTCTTGTTAATGGCTTAAATTCAATTTATTTAAATCGTACACCGCTTGCTAATACAACCAGTGATGTTGCTCTTCTTAAAGAAAAACTAACAGGAACTGTTACAGCTTCTAGAACCGGCATCACTTTTCTAGACAACCAAGACAGCACAGTACTACAAAGAGGTAACTCAGATAATAATAAAGTACTAGTTCATCGTGGGGGAGCGCAAGCAACAGTTTCTACAATTACTGCTGTTGCTGGAGAAAACCAATCTACTATTGTAACATCTACCTCATTTTTTACAGATGCAATGCTTACACCCAATGGAGAAGGCTCTCTTACAGAAAAAATACGAATTCCTGGGTATGGCTTAGATGGGGCAGATTATGTAGGAACACTTTTTAGTAGAGCAAGTGGCACATCTGCTGTAGTTACTCCTAAGGTTCCTAAAACTGATGGTACACCTACTATTTATTTTGACTATTATACTACAGCTTCGACCACAAAATCTAGAGCTGGAACAATAGATGTATACCAAGTTGGTTTTGGTGACGCTATTCCTAACTCTGCTTTGGCAAGTTCTACAGCAGAAATAAGCATTTTAGGTTCTTTAGAGTCTAACTTAACAGCAGGAAAAGATGCCCTTAACTTTGAGGGGGTAAAAGCTGCTTTTGTACCAGGTACTAGGGATCAGGCGCCTCAGTCTTCTGTACCTGCTATTTCTGCTGCAACAGCAACTACTAAAGTAGACACAACTCTTAAACAGCATACAGACTTTTTTGGTGCCCCAACAAAGCTACAAAACTTTTGGGGTAAGTATAAACTAGAGTATCCAGATGGTGCTACGGGAGGAGGCGTAGTTACAGTAAACGCTGCTGATCTTGCTTCAGGAGATTATGGTGCTATTGACGAGCTGATCTTAACACTATCTTTTCCTAGTGGTTTATATACTAGTGGTGTTGAAGGTGCATATAAAGAACAGTATGGAGCAGTTTTTCAAGTTTTCTTTGATTATAGTTTGGGAGGTAATACTAAAACTGTGCAAGTGTTTGGACCAACTGCTTCAGAAATCAGTCAGGCATCTATACTAGTTGCAGCAAATACAGGTACATTTAGAAAAGGTGGACCCACAGTAAGCGGTGAACTAGTTTCAAATAGTGAAACAAATATTGATTTTGATCTACGTTTTTCTATTGAACAGTATAAACCTTTTAGTAACTTTGCTATACGAATTAAAAAAGTAACTCCAGATCGTTTGCTTTATCGTGGAGGAGTTTCAAATTATATTGCTGATAGCACTGTAAAGCAGGTAACAACAATTATTAATGATAAGCTTTCTTATCCTCATTCTGCCTATGCCGCTCTTTCTTTTGATAGTAACCAGCTAAATGGAGAATTTCCAGAAAGAGCTTACCATTGTAGAGGTGTAGAAGTTTCTGTTCCTACTAACTATGTTACACGAGAAGAAGCTAGCGACGGTGTAGCAAACTACAATCGAAATGTTAGTACTGGAGTTATCGAATCCTCTTATCAAGTTTGGGATGGTAACTTACGCAGAGCCTATACTAATAATCCTGTTTGGAATCTAAGAGAAATACTTATCAATAAAAGGTGGGGCTTAGGACACTGGCTTGACCCAGATAATATAAATGATTACTCGTTATATTCTCTAGCAAGATATTGCGATCAGCTTGTACCAGATGGTAAAGGAGGACTAGAGCCAAGATTTACTTGCGGGGTATACCTTACACAACCAACAGAAGCCTATAAAGTAATTAAAGATTTTTGTAGTATTATGTTTGCGCTACCATACTGGGTAGATGGCCAGTTTATCTTAGAAGGCGATAGGAGAGGAGAACCTGTCTATACGTTTACAAAAGGAAATGTTATAGATGGCTTGTTCTCTTACGAAGGCACAGGAAACAAGACACGCCCCAATCAAATTGTGGTAAGGTTTAATGATAGAGATAATTTTTATGATCAAGACATAGAATTAGTAGACGATATTGAAGATATGATTACTAAAAATCGCATCTTTAGTCAAGAAGTTGTAGCCTTTGGAGCAACATCTAGATCGCAGGCAATTAGATATGGTAAGTGGAAACTACTAACGTCTAAGATGCAAAAAGAGATAGTTTCTTTTAGAACAGGAGAAAATGCCGGATTCCTAAAGCCAGGGAGTATTATTGCTGTACAAGATGCGGATAGAACGGCTGTTCGTAACTCTGGTAGAATAGTAAGCTCAACAACAACAAGCGTTACACTTGATAGTAGTGTTACTCTTGCTTCGGGAGAAACACATTATATCTATGTTCAAGTTGATGGAGCAGCTACTTATCTTGCTCAAGACTCTGCAACAATAAGTAGTGTAGCTTACGAAAGAGGAGATATTATTGCTGGAGTTACTACAGAGACAGCAGCCGAGACTTTAGTAGATGATAGTGGAGAGCCTGTAATCGTACAATTTGTTCCTGACACTCACCTAGAAAAAAGAGAAATTAATGAAACTCTTCCTTTTACAGGTAGCACAGTTGACGTCAGTACAGCATTTACTGCGGCTCCCGAAACAGAGTTTATTTGGGCTATAATTTCTACTAGAGATGATCTATTGGTAGATGGCAGCGCTAAAAGCTATAAAGTATTAGGCATTGCAGAAGAATCTCCAGGAGTTTATGCAATTACTGCAGCAGAACACTATAATGCAAAGTTTGATATACTAGATGAAGACTATCTTTCAGACGTTCCTAGCCAAGTACCTCGCTATGCAGACGTACCTCCTGTAACAAACTTTACTTCTTTGTTAAAAAAGACGTTTGTATCGGACTCGGCTGCCTCTCAAACAGTACAAATTGTACTACGATGGAGTAGTCCTAAAAATGTAGATCAAACAAATTTTGAAGATTTTGCAGGGTACCGTATAAAGCATACTGACCCAGAAGGAGAAGTAGAAACCACAGATATCTCTTCTAGCGCTACATCGTACTCAGTTAGAACTTCTTTTGCAGGAACTCATACTTTTGTTATTCAAGCTGTCTCTGGCTATGGTCCTGTTTCTAAGCCCGTTCAAACAAACATATATGTTGGAGATATAGCAACAGGCACAGTACAGTATAAAAATAGTGTGCCTAGCGGTGGTGTAATTTCCGTTCCAGTAAGACTAGAAACAGATACCCTTATTATCCCTAGTGTCTATGAGTTTACTTCTGCTTCTGGTAAAAAAGTTTTTGTTGGTCCAGATACCCCTACCGACCCTACTGAAGGTGCGATTTGGTACAACACTACAACAGGCAACCAAAATATCGGCTCTGCTGGAACTGATCCACCTTCTTGGGGAGAAGAAGATCAGGAAGGTGATACTATTAGCGTAGAGGATACTACAGTAGCAACTTCTGTCACAGTAGATAATGTAGGTACTACAGCTACTGCATCTATTACATTTAATACAGATGGTACGGTAGACCTTGCTAGAAGTCATGGTGTAACTTCCGAGCTAGATGTCTATGACTGGGTTATTCCTAACAACCCTACAAAAACTTATCATATTAGAGCAACACAAGTCTCGGCTCCTACAGGAACAGGTACAGCAACTGGAACTATTGGTAGCTGGTTGCAGCTAAATAGCAATAGAAGCTTTGGTCTTTCAGATACACAAAGTGCCGGTAGTTCTGGTTCTTCTACATCTCAATATACTATTGAAATTAGTGATGATGGGGGCACAACAACCATTGACTCAGGGACAGTAACCTTTTCTACCACAATTACAAACGTATCAGAAACTATTACCTTAACTGGTGGTAACATATTTGACTGGACTTCAGATACTACTAGTACCCTCACGACACAGTTAGTTATTACTAATGCAGGACTAGTTTATGCTAATCAAATGAGCGGTGGTACAACTAACTTTACAAACTGGATTGATCCCGTATCTGCTGCTGGATCAAATTATGAGGTAAGATTCACTTCTACAGGAACAGGTCCAAATACTGGCGCTTCTACAGGAACATGGCTTAGCCTAGGTACAACAAGGGCCTGGGGTTATCAGTCTTCTGGTATAGTTTCAGTTACAGGTACATGGCAGTTAGAAGTCAGAGAAGTTGCTACCCCAGCTAATACTAGTGGAGTAGAAGATTTCCCTGTTAATATTACAAGAGAAAATCTTGAGTTCTAAGGAGTAATAATGGCATTTACATACACAGGAAATAGGGCACTAACAAATGTCCCAAATAATATCAATACAAATGATGGTTTTGCTTTTCTGCTCTTTGATATCAACCAAGGATTTAAATTGGTAGTGCCAGAGATTAATGATTATGTTACATACTTTAGAGATGTGGACGACACGGGAGACGCAGACGGAGTAGAAAATACTGCTTCTGCTACAGTGGTACTACAACAAAATAAGGCAAGAAAAATTAGTGGAACAATACCTGAAAATGCTAACATTGTAAAGATAGGGTCAGACTTTTATAATATTCAAAACTATATTTCAAAAGATACTATTGCATTAGATAGAGTTGTAAGTAGAATTATTGTGACAGGAGTTACAGAAGCAAGTCCTGCTGTATTGACTACAGAAGAAGACCACGGTTTATCTGTTGATGACCCAGTAAGAATTACTTCTATATTTGATACGGGTACAACCCCATACCCTCTTGGAGATGGAGGAGCAGACAGTGGAATTTTTCCTGATGTAACTTACTATGTAGGAACAGTTCCAACAACTACAACCTTTACGTTGTCTTCTACAACTTCTAATGCTAATCCTATAGAAGTAACTTCTGCTGGAAACAGCTCTTTGCAGGTTCTCCCAGTACTTTCTTTGTTTAAGCTAAAGTTTGATGCTGATAGTATTGAAGATACTATTATTGGTAAGGTAAATAAAAATAGTACTGTTTATGAATTTGAACCGTTTTTTGTTAGTAAAAATATTGACAACCGTATTGGTGAATCCGCGAATACAGCATCTACGCTAGACAAAGATGATGCAAATGATGCTGTTATTGCTACTGGCAATATTACTGTTCCTTCTGGAGAGTTCTCTCCTAGAGATGTTGTGATTATTATGGGAGGTGGTACGGCTAGAACAATTACTCGTGGTAGTAGCTTAGCTATGTATTTTGATGGTACTGACAGTGCATCCGTTACTCTTAATGCAAATGGTATCATGAGTGTAACTTTTGAAACCGCTAACAAATGTTACGTTGCAGGAGATATTACGTGACAATAAAAGGAACCTTAATAAATGCTGTGGCAGGAACCCTACCTAGAGCTACAGCACCTACCTATGCTGGAAATACTTTTACTTTAACGGTTGGTCAAGATGACCCAAAAACTCCTACTCTTTTTGGATATAGTCGATCTAATGCTTTTGGTTCTATATCTCCAACTACGCAGTTTCTAGACATATATGGAACAGATACACATCAAGTAGATAGCTTATTTAAGAGTACTACTAGTAATACCTTAACTTTTGCAATTAGTGGTACAGCAACAGTAACAAATAGTGTATGGACCTCAATAACTGTTCCTATAAGTGGTACTACAACTACATTAAATAGGGCAGATGCCTCTTATACAAATGTAGGAGGTACTGGAGGCCAGTGGATTTGGTCATCCTTTACTTCTACATTAGCAAATGGAACCGTAACTTTAGCTTAGGACTAATTATGACTTTTATAATTAATAAAATTAATACCAGGGAAGAGTTAGATACTCTAGTAAATATTGAGCACTTATTTGAACAAAGTGAATCTTACATTGATGAGCATGCTCAATTACCCCCGCATATTCTTAGTAGAGAAGAAAAGTTTTCTTATGTAAAAAATATTTTTGCAGACTGCTGTGCTCGTGAAAAGTGGTTTATTTATCACGTTAAACAATCTGACACGGATTTACTGCTTATGTTAGCAAGGGTACTAGATAGTACTACATGGCAGTATGAATTTAGTCTTCTTAGTCCAAATAAAGCAGGGTCAAGATCGTGGATATATGAGAAAGAGTTTACAGATAAAATGAATGCTTTTAGAGACTCTTATGGAATTATAAATATTGCTGTTAGAGACTGGAAAACTGGAACTTCTAAAAACTACTTTAAAAAACAATTCAAGATGGATTTAGAGGTAGATAAAAAATCTGAAGACACTTTGACTCAAACCCACTCGAAAAAGATTAAATAAAAACCCGGAACTTACGTTCCGGGCCAGTTAAACTCTTGTATATTTCCATTAAATCCTTGATAGTTATATCCAGGAGGAAACCAAGGTGATAGCTTTTCTATATCACCATAATCATAATGTAAAGCCGGCAGCGTAAAGTTGTCGGCTTTTGCTATTACAGATATATTATATCCATATTGCTTGATACTACAGTCGGTACAATTATATCCTGCTAGAATAAGATTGTACATTACTAGTCCTGCGTTCCAAAGCGTAACATGGCCGCCGACAATATCATGTTTTAGTGGTGGAACAGTAATACAAATAAGACCACCAGGCTCTTGCAAAGATCGACACTTTTGTAGG